TGTTATCTTCTAAGACTTCTTCCCAGTATTGCTGCGTGTAGTCTGCACCGTACTCAATCGCCAGCTCGATGCTCTCCTCACGGAAGAACGGACGATGCTTTAAGCCACGCATTTGCGTACGGCTCATACGGTGACGCTGAACGATATATTCCGCATCATGCATACTACGAGCATCGGGATCTGGGTATAGGTTCCAGATCGATACTGACTCCACTTTTGGAATTGTCTTGAATGTAGGCTCATACTCGCCCTCTGAATTCCAGCGTGGGTATTCTTTGTCGTAAGCGAACGGCCCTTTCAGAATGCCTGTACCAAACAGTGCACATTCGAATGCAACTGAACGTAGATGCTTGTCTGCGTCTGACTCTTCAAGCTGATCATGGATCAAGCCTTCCATAAGCTGTGCAGACTTCTTAGCTGGCTCATATGTGGCTGCCGTAGGTACAGCGCCCGGCCCTGACTGTAGAGCGTCTTGTACTGGCTCTAGTTTGTCTTTGTATGGCCCTGCCTTATCGAGCAACTCAGGACGAGCTGTAATAGGACGCAGTGGTGTTTTTCCATCTGGCCCCATCTGTTCCTGTGCTTCAAAGTGAATAGCCTTCTCTGCACCTTCAGGATTACGGGACGCCTCGATACCAATCGGGAACTTAGATCCTGCAAACAACACATCTGTAACCTGTGCGTAAGCAGCAAGTACCTTGGTCTTCGTTAGCTTGATAAATGCCTTGGACTTCTCTGTGTCTGTGAACTGTACTTCTGGTCCGTATATACCTCGGTAGTTACGGTACGCCATCAGCCAGCGATCTTCGTCTGGTTCACGTCGTGTCTTAGAACGCTCGTAGCGTTCACGCACATAAGCAACTAATCCAGAGAACTCTAGGTTCTCCTGTTCTACACCACCATCTTCTTCCAGAGCGACTACGTTCGTAGTCTCCGTGGGAGTGTCTGGGGATAGATCTTCGGGACGGGACATCAAAGCCATATTTAGTATCCAAATACTGAGTCAGAGGGTTGCCATTTGTTGATAGGCTTGTCGCTAAAATCAAATGGGCTAAATGCTCGTGGTCGGGACATAATCCCATAGCGAACCGAGTCATAAGCGTGGTCAGATGCATACCGTGGATCGATGTCATCTGTACCTTTGGGATCGGATGGAATGACAGGTAAATCTGATATGATCTGTCGGCAGTGGTTGAAGAAGATTATGCCGGGCAATTCCGTGTCTTCGTTTACTTTCAACAGTTCGTGAAACCTGTTCTTTCCAGCGATCCTAGCTCCTGCAGATCGATCTGATGGTCGCCAACGGCAACCTTCTGCTATCATCTCTTCTGCAATGCTTGGTCCTATTTGTCCTCGATTGTGCCAACACGAGCTATCGAGAATGCCATACTGTATTTTATCACCTTGTTCAGCACTAAGTATAGCCTTAGCTAAATCCCTACCAGTGTGCTTACTTACATACAGTTCACGGTAACAATAGAGTGTTTCATAAGAAGGGTCAATAGCAAACCAGTGTACAGCACTGTGTGAACTATAACCGTAGTCGCAGGATCTAAACCGTCGCCAGTCATCTGGGATATGGAACGGTTCGCATACATGTACCGCCTGTCTAAACTCTGGGAATGCTGCACCATCGGCAATTGCCCAGTCACCCTCTAGTAGCTGTCGTCTCTGGTTCTCTGGCAAAGACAAAAGGTTGGCTTCGTAGGAACCGTCGTCAGTTAGATACGGGTTGTCGTATAGGCTGGCAGGTATGAACCTGCGGAAGAATAGTGGCTCACCTGCTTTGTCGTGCGTCTCGGGATATACTAAGTCTTCGCCCGATTCAGGATCTTTAGCCACAAACTTGTGGTTGGGTGGGGCAGGATCAATGAACATCTTCTTGACCCATTGGTGTCCCGGCCCACCCGGGTTTGTTGTTGCCCTCATAAAGATAGGCAGATCAGGGTCCGTAGTACGCAATCGAGATCGCATGTAGTCCCACGCAAAACTGGTGGGGTGTTGGGTTAGCTCGTCAAAGCCTATCCAACTAAACGCCTGACCTTGGTAACGTAGAACATCCTCGGGACGTTCAAGATACGTCATCCATAATCTAGCTCCCGAAGGGAACGTCCATTGGCTCTTCTTCTCCGCCCATTTCGCTCCCGGGTACGCTTTCGGATATAACTCTTGACTCGCCCATACCAATTCACGGAGTTCGTCGTTGGTTCGTCTGAGCAAGAGTCCATTGAAATTAGGGTTTGCAAAGTAGCGGAGTGGGTCTGCAAGTAGTCCGGCCGATTTTCCACCACCTGCGGCCCCGCCATAGAGGACTTCTCTTTCCGATGCCGCCAGAAATTCTGTTTGCGGACCGGGGTTTGGTTTGAATATGACTTCACGTTCTTGAGGTGCTGCCTCAAAATCTAACCCTTCTGTTACGCCTTCGAAAGGTTGCACCAAGCCTTCTTCGGGCTTTTGTCTCGCTTTCAGCTTCTTCTCAGCCATAGTACGAACACGTTTGGCGTCCGCAATCTTACGTCTGATCTTAGCTTCTTCTTTCTCAGCATAAGTCTTAGGCTTACGCTTGCGGTGCTGCTTGTCCAACGTCTTCTGACGCTGGCTTTTCCCACCAGTCTTTTGTCGCCATATGTTACTCAGGCCTTGGTGAGATAGCTTCTTACCTGTTTGCTCAGATACCCAATTCGCCGTTTCACGCAGCGAATGCTCATTCTCAAGATAAGCGAACGCCTGTTCCAATACCTGTATAATAATCGGGTCAGGTATAAGAATGAGAGGGTCATCTTCGCTTGCTTTATACGCATATGGAATCTTTGCGTTTGCGTTAGGTCTAGTCTTCTGTTCCCAGTCCATCGTCAGTCTTCTTAGGGGGCAAGATGAACAGGCCGTTTTCTGGTCCCTTCACCTCGACTTGCTCTTTCTTCACCAGACCAGTACGGTCTAGGATTTCACGAGCTGCAGCTACAGAGTTCCGTGCGCCCATTGCACTCGGATCATCCAACACTCCCACAATACCGAAGGCTGCTTTAGGCGCATTCATCGCCAGCACCATCGATGCTTTTTCTATAATCTCCTCACGCAAGGCAGACACCACTTCGGCTGTCTTTGTAGTGCTTGCGTAACCTGCCATCTTCATGGCCTCACGTATGTTACCTTTTGCGTCTGTCACCAGAGCTTCTAGGAATGCTTCCTGCTTCTCTGTCAGCTTCTTCTCTTTAACTAACGGGGTCATAACTTACCTCAAATATACAAAGGCTAGGCCAACAGCGCCTGTACAGATCATCCAGAATATGCGTTCAGCAAATGCAATCTTCTGACCACGGGCAATAGCCTGACGTTCCATTTCGTCCAAACGGTCATCAACCTTTTTGATCACGTCATCGAATTTATCCATGCGCTTGAATAGAGTAAGCATACGTTCTTCCATACGGGCCATTGCAACCACTGCTTCTGAAAGTCTATCTAGCTTCTCTTCCATCCGACTCAGCCTGTCTTCATTCATCGTTTCTTCTTCCCCGACTTCTTTTTAGGCCAGCCCTTTTGCATGTCCTTATAGGCGCTAGGGCTGATGGTGCTGTTTTTCTTAGAACGGCTTGTGCCAGCCTTACGACGTTTATTGATGTTACCTACTAAAGAATTCTTAGCCATTAGGATCTCCGTGACTTCTTACCCGAGCACTTCCACTTTTTGCGAGACAAACGTAATGGGCTGTTGGGGTCTTTTGCCGCTTTCGGGTGTTTCTTCATCTGACCATAGGAACGAGCACAGTAGCTATCACCCTTGCTAGTGCCCGGGGCGATCTTGTAGCCCTTCGCACCGTAGCGCACCGTTTTCTTGCGGCCTGTCTTCTTATCCGTGACTGTCTTGGAATACTTCTTATCGCCTTTAGCCATTACCAGCGTCCTTGTTCAGCACCGACGATGTAGATAAATCCTGCTAGTAAGCCGACACCTGCGATTACTAATAAACCGCCTACGCCGTATTCGATCATCTTGTCTCGCTGTTGTTTAGCTTGGATCGCAGCCTCTCGTCTTGCCTTACGGGCTTCGACCTCAAACTTTATAAAATCATCTTTAAGGCCGGGGCGACCATATAGTTGCAGGGATGTGAGAAGCTCTTTGCGTTGCTGCCTGATCTTCTCAAGTGCCATGAACTCTTCGAAGTCATTGGTGTCCTTACCAGCTAATGCAGACCAGATACTGTTCTTCTTCTGGTCACCCCGTGCCTTCAGGGTTTCCTCGGCTCCGATCATGTCGCCGATTTGCTTACCGCAGGATGCTAGATCCCGCCCATTGTTAATCGCCGTTTTCACGACGCTAAATGCGGCGTTAAAGGCGGCAAGCTCCGCTATCATCTCTTTATCCTCGTAGGACAGAGGTAATCAGGATCTATCCTGTAGATAGCGTCTTTGTGGGTCTTACCGCAGTTGTAGTAACATGCTTTGTAATACCCTAGTTGAAAGCTATGCCCGTACAGAACTAAAGCTAGTACGCACATCATCTCCCTCTAACACTTCCCTGATTTGGCCTCTGGCAATCCCAATGTCGTGTAGTTCACGATCTGTCATATTCATTAGAATCCAGTAATCAGCTCGACGCTGTTGTGATTCCATGATTGCCTTCATTATT